GAGAAGGTTATACGCTAGAGGCGAGCAATCTATTCAGAAGTATAAAGATGAATTATCTATTAATGGTGATTTATCTTATTTAAATTTAGATTGGAAACCTATACCTATTATTCCTAAATTTGTCGATATTGTAGTTAATGGCATGTCGCAGCGTAATTATGAAATAAAAGCAAGCGCTCAAGACCCTGTTGCTCAAAAGAAAAAAACTGATTACGCCAGAGGCATAATGTTAGATATGAAAAAATATCAGCAGCTTATGGCATTAACGGAGCAAACAGGCAGAAATTTCTTTTCTACAGATAATCCGCAATCATTGCCAAAAAACAAAGAAGAGTTTGAACTGCATATGCAGATGGACTATAAAGAGTCTGTTGAATTAGCAACTGAGCAACTTATAAATAACTGTTTAGATAAAAATAAATACGACGAAATTCGTAAAAGAATTATACAAGACTTGGTTATATGTGGTATAGGAGGAGCCAAAACAGAATACAATAAATCAAATGGGTTGCAAGTAAAATATGTTGACCCCGCGAACCTAGTCTATTCTTATACTGAAGACCCTAACTTTGACGATTTATATTATATAGGCGAAGTAAAACAAATTTCATTAAGCGAAATTGCAAAGTTATTTCCGTATCTTTCGCCGCAGGATATTCAAGAAATACAAAAGTACCCAGGCAATAATGATTATATAAGAAATTATTATGGGCAAAACGATAACAATACAATAAGTGTTATGTTTTTTGAATACAAAACTTTTGAAAAGCAGGTATTCAAAATTAAAAGAACAGAGTTTGGCTTAGAAAAAGCATTAGAAAAAACCGACGTATTTTCGCCGCCCCCTAGCGATAATTTCGAAAGAGTAGAAAGAGTTATTGAAGTGTTATATACGGGGGCTAAAGTGCTCGGTCATGAAAAGATGCTTTCGTGGAAGTTAGCTGAAAACATGACAAGGCCATACGCTGATTCTCCTAAAGTTGAAATGAATTATAGTATAGTAGCGCCTAGAATGTATAAGGGCAAGATTGAATCATTAGTAAGCCGCATAACTGGGTTTGCAGATATGATCCAGCTTACTCATTTAAAATTGCAGCAAGTTTTATCTCGTATGGTACCAGATGGTGTCTACGTTGATGTTGACGGCTTAGCTGAAGTAGATTTGGGTAACGGCACAAACTATAATCCGGCGGAGGCATTGAACATGTATTTCCAAACTGGTAGCATAGTGGGGCGCTCGTTTACACAAGATGGCGATATGAACCCCGGCAAGGTGCCTATTCAAGAGTTACAAACATCATCTGGACAAGGGAAAATTGCTTCGCTTATTAGTACGTATCAATATTATTTACAGATGATAAGAGACGTAACGGGATTAAATGAAGCGCGCGACGGGAGCACGCCGGATAAGAATGCGCTGGTAGGGCTACAAAAGCTTGCAGCGGCAAATAGCAACACAGCTACAAGACATATATTACAATCAGCTTCTTTTATTACGCTTAGATTGTGTGAAAACATTTCTTTAAAAGCTAAAGACATATTTGAATTTGCTTTAACAGAAGAAACACTGTTAGAAAGTATAAATCAATTTAATGTTGAAACGCTAAAAGAAGTTTCGGATTTACATTTGCATGATTTTGGTATATATTTAGAACTTGAACCTGACGAAGAAGAAAAAGCTCGTCTTCAACAAAATATACAGGCTTCATTACAAGCCGGTTCAATATACTTAGATGACGTTATAGAAATACAAAACATTAAAAATATTGATTTAGCTAATAAGTATTTAAGACTTAAAAGGCGTCAAAAGCAAGAGCAAGATCAACAAGCAAGTCAAGCTAATATACAAGCACAAGCGCAAGCAAATGCTGAAACAGCAGAAAAGGCGGCCTTAGCGGAATTGCAGAAACAGCAGGCTCTTACGGAGAGCAAGCTGCAGTTAGAGCAGGGTAAGTCGCAATTTGAAATACAAAGGCTAGAGCGGGAAGCAGAAATTAAAATGCGTTTAATGGAATTAGAATTTAATTTTAATAAACAATTAGCGCAAGCGCAAGCGGAAGTCGCGAAAGGCAAGGAATCTTACAAAGAAGATAGGAAAGACGAGCGCACTAAAATACAAGCTTCGCAGCAATCAGAATTGATTGATCAACGAAAAAACGACACACTGCCAAAAAACTTTGAATCCGCTGGATTTGATGTGCTAGGTGGGTTTGACTTGGGTCAATTTGATCCTAAGTAATTTTTATTAATTTTATAATATTTTATCATGACAGAAACAGTCGAGCAAGAGGGGGAATTTAAAGTTAAACCTCGAAAAATGAAAAAGCTTTCTGATACACCTAAAACTATCAAAGTAGATTTATCAGAAAAACCGGAAAAAACACAGGAAACAGGTGATACCATTAAGGTAGATCTTACTGAAAAAAAAGAAGACGATGCCGTTCAAGTCAACCCAACAGATGAGAGCAATGCTCCTGTCGAAGAATCCAAAGACTCGCCAAGTAGCGAAGAAGTGGTTGAAGAAGTACGGGTCACCGAAGAAGAACCTGTAATACAAGAAATAACAGAAGAAGAGGTTCAAGAGCAAAAAGAAACTCTGCAAGAGCAGGTTGAAGAAGCTGTGCAGGAGTCACAAGACACTGCTGAACCACTACCGGAAAACATTCAAAAAGTTGTAGACTTCATGAATGAGACCGGAGGCACATTAGAAGATTATGTAAGATTAAATGCAGATTATTCTGATGTAGATAACAATACACTTTTGCGAGAATACTATCGCCAAAGCAAACCTCATCTTGATTCGGAGGATGTAAATATACTTTTAGAAGACTTTACATGGGATGAAGACATAGATGATCAGAAAGATATACGTAAGAAAAAAATTGCGTATAAAGAAGAAGTTGCGAAAGCTAAAGGTTTTTTAGAAGGGCTGAAAGATAAATATTACGACGAAATCAAGTTGAGACCCGGCGTAACTCAGCAACAAAAAGAAGCAGTTGACTTTTTCAATCGATACAATGAAGAACAGCAAACTATAGAGCAGCGAACTAACGATTTTCAAGGACGTACAAAAAATTATTTTAACGACGATTTCAAAGGTTTTGATTTTAAACTCGGTGAAAAACAATTTAGGTACGGACTAAAAGATAATTCTTCAGTCGCAAATCAACAATCAGATATAAGTAACTTTATCAAGAAGTTCTTGAATGACAAAGGTGAAGTGTCAGATTTAAGTGGATATCATAAAGCTTTATACGTAGCTAACAATCCTGACCGTATTATAAACCATTTTTATGAACAGGGTCGTGCTGACGCAGTTCGTGATTTAACAGCTAAATCAAAAAATATTAGCAATGAACCACGATCAACGCAAAGCGGCGATGTGTTTGTTAATGGCTATAGGGTCAAATCTGTTAGCGGTGCGGATTCTTCAAGACTTAAAATTAAAACAAAACGTTAAAACTTAAAATTTATAAAAAATGGCATTATCACCTTTGTACGGCTCGTTGATCCCAACGGCCGCAAAACAAACCGGCACTTCAAACTATCTTGATTTTACAAGTGGTGCTGGTAATGACTTTTCTCAACAATATCTACCTGAAATTTATGAAGCTGAAGTAGAGCGATACGGAAACCGTACGCTTTCTGGATTCCTTCAGATGGTAGGAGCTGAGATGCCGATGAGTTCTGATCAAGTAATTTGGTCTGAGCAAAATCGTTTACATATTTCGTATAACGCATGTACAATTGCAGCCGCTGATAGCGCTACTGTAATTATTGGAGACAACACTACTGGAGGATCTAGTATTGTTGGAGGCACTGGAAAACATCATGCGATTCGTAAGAATGCATTGATTGTTGTTCTTGATCCTGACACAGGTACTGAGCAAAAAGCTTTTGTAAGTGCGGTTACAGGAACTACTGTTGAAGCTCACCCATTTGGGTCAGCCACATGGGCAGCCGCTCTTGTAGGTGCAGATGCTTTAAAAGTATTTGTATTTGGTTCTGAATTTGGAAAAGGAACTTCCGGAATGGAAGGTTCAGTAGAGCCTGAGTTTACTCAGTTTAGTAACTCGCCTATTATCATTAAAGATCATTATGGTATTAATGGTTCTGACACTGCTCAGATTGGATGGGTTGAAGTTGCTACTGAAGATGGAACTTCTGGATATCTATGGTATCTAAAAGCTGAATCAGAAACAAGACTACGTTATCAAGATTACTTAGAGATGACAATGGTTGAGGCTGAAAAATCTGATTCAGCAACTGATACTACAGGTTCTATTTCTGCTTACAAACAAAATGTAAAAGGTACGCAGGGTCTTTTTGCAGCGCTTAACAAGCGTGGGAATGTATATTCAGCTTTTCCTGCTACATTAAATTCTTTTGACGAAATCCTTAAAAACCTAGACGGACAAGGTGCAATTGAAGAAAATATGCTTTTCTTAGATCGTACTACCAATCTAGCTTTTGACGATATGCTTGCAGGGTTAAACGGTGGAAATACTGGATCTGGATCTGCTTATGGTATATTTGAAAACTCTGAAGAAATGGCTTTGAATCTTGGATTCACTGGCTTCCGCAGAGGCTCTTATGATTTCTATAAGACTGACTGGAAATACTTAAATGATGCATCAACACGTGGATTTGACAGCAGCTATAATACTGCGGGCGAGGATTCAATTGATGGTGTTCTTATTCCAGCTGGTACTTCTACTGTATATGACCAAATACTTGGTACTAACATTCGACGACCATTCCTTCACGTACGTTATCGTGCATCTGAAGCTGATGATCGAAGACTTAAAACTTGGATTACAGGTTCAGTAGGTGGAGCATTCACTTCAAGCGAGGATGCAATGAATGTACACTTCTTGTCAGAAAGATGTTTGTGTGTTCAAGGTGCTAACAACTTCGTATTGTTGAAGAAATAAGCATTATCCTTTTAAAAAAAAATTACCCTCGTTTAACCGCGGGGGTAGTTTTTATTTTTATTAAAACTTTTATTATATTATATTATGGCAAAAAAAGCTGTAGCAGAAGAAACAATTGAGGTTGCACCTCAGGAAATAGTTAAGGCTAAAACTGTAAAAAAAGAGCCAAAAGAACCACAATGGGAAATTAAAGATAGACACTACTATTTAGTAGGTTCGTCCCCATTAACTTACACTGTACCAGCCAGGCATTCTAGGCATAGATCATTGCTTTGGTTTGATTCAGAAAAAAATGAACAAAGAGAGCTTAGATATGCAACTAATCAAAATTCTCCATTTGTTGATGAACAAAATGGTGAAGCTACATTAGGGCATATTATGTTTAAGAATGGCCACTTATTCGTAAGCAAAGAAAAGCAAGCATTACAAAAGCTGCTTTCTTTATATCACCCATTTTTAAATAAAAGATATACAGAGCATGATTCTATTGTCGAAGCAAAAGATCAGCTTGAAGATATTGAAATAGAACTGGAAGCTCTTAATGCCGCAATGGTAATGGATGTTGACATGGCTGAAGCTATTGTTCGAGTTGAGCTTGGCAGCTCAGTTTCAAAAATGAGTTCTAAAGAATTGAAAAGAGATTTACTTTTGTTTGCTAAAAGAAATCCTGGGCTATTTTTAGAGCTTGCGAACGACGATAATGTTCAACTTCGTAATTTTGCAATTAAAGCAAAAGAAGCAAATATTATTAAACTTTCACAGGACCAGAGAATCTTCTCTTGGGCATCAAATGACAAAAAGCTAATGACTGTACCATTTGATGAAAACCCATATTCAGCTTTTGCTGCATTCTTGCAAACAGATGAAGGCGTAGAAGTTTATAAATCAATTGAGAAAAAGTTTGCATAACGCGTAATACTAATATAGAGCGGTAGCGTTATGTTGCCGCTCTTTATTAAAATAAAAATATGGCTATAAATGTAAATACCGTATATCAAACGGTTTTATCTATTTTAAATAAAGAACAGCGGGGCTATATGACCCCAGATGAATTCAACAAAGTAGCTACTCAGGTGCAATTGGAAATTTTTGAAAGTTATTTTAATGACTTAAACCAACAGCTTAGAGTGCCGCAAACAAATGTTGAATATGCTGACAGACAAAAAAATATAGATGAATGCTTAGCTATATTTAAACAATTTGGAAATACATTTATAACTCCCGCGGGAAGAGTTTTAACGGTAACTGTTACTAATGGAGGAACCGGATATAGTAATGGCACAAATGTCACTACTAGTGGTGGAGACGGCTCGGGACTCACTGTAAACACTACAACCAGTGGAGGAGTAATACAGTCAGTTACTATAGCTAATGGTGCATCAGGATATTCAGCCACAAACACAATAATAATAACAGGTGGCACTACAGACGCTGTTTTAACAATAGACTCTGTTAATCCTGATTTGTATTTTTCTGTGCCAAATGACTTATATAAACTAGGCACGGTTATTTACAATAATGCCGTAGAGCTTCAAAAAGTTAATAGAAACGAATATCTTTACTTAAACGCGTCTCTTTTAACAAAGCCCACAACAGATTTTCCTGTATATATATACGAAAGAGCTACTCAAGGGACAGCAGGTAATAATACAGGCAGCCCTCATTTATATATATATCCTTCAAGCATTGCAAGTGCCAACGATATAAAAGTATCTTATATAAGAAAACCGTCTGATATTGTTTGGGGTTTTTCTATTGGTAGTTTAGGTCAATATTTATATTCATCTAATGTTTCAACTCAGTTTGAACTAATAGAGTCAGAACAAAC